AAAATCTTCTGATTTTAAAATTAACTTAGACGATATTTAAAAATCCTAAATTTAAATAATTAATAAAAAATGATTAAAAATAATTAAAAATAATAATTTTATATATGGAACTTAAATTAATAAATGAAAAAAAAATCTTAAATAAAGAAAAAATTATTGATTTAAAACATGATAATTCAAGAATATATCGCGAAATTGAAGAATTACAAAAGGAAATCAGTTTACTTTTAAACGATGTATCTAAGAATAAATCAGAAATTTATAAATTATGCGAACATAAAATGGATAGCGAACGTGTTTATGGTGAAAGACCAAACTATTTTTGTATAAAATGTGGATATAATCCTTAGATATCTCTTGACATAACACATACTATGCCATTATCGGCATCCTGCATTTCGTTTTCAATTTGAAATCCAGATTTAAAAAATAGATTAAATGAGGGTTCGTTGTCTTTTTTAACTTGTGCGTGTAGGTATTTTACATTTGGATAATTACGAATACATAAATTAATTAGAACTTCTGCTAATCTTTTCCTTTTAAATTCCTCTTTCACAACAACATTATATATAAATAAACCGTTATCTCCTTTATTTGAATATCCAACCATTTCATGATTATCATTTTTCTCTAAAACACTTTTTAAATCATCATGCTTTAAAAGAGACAATGTGGCTATTATTTCATCATTTAATGTAAATCCATTAATTATTGTAAAATCATGTAACTCATACGTTGGTAATTTGAATGACGTATCTAAAAAATCAGATAATTTATCTTTATAGTATTGGGAAAATTCGCTATACGGAACACTGAAATAAGTTAATTTTGAATAATCCATATTACATTTGATTATATTAAAAATAATGAAATATAACGAAAATAACAAAGATTTTACACTAATATAATAAAAAATGATACCTATTTTAATCAGTCATATGTATTCTTAAAGTGCAACGCAGTTTAAAACGACTAAGCAACCAACCAACAACCAAGCACCAACCAAGCACACGCTATAATGCTAGATCTCGCCAAGGCCTGCCGCGGGCGCTTCAGGGACTCCCCGGAGAAGCACGCTCTCGAAGCAGGTGGTGACGGCCACTGCTGGCTCTACTCGGCAATGTTCTGCTTCTTTGAGCAGAAGGATATCGGCTCTCCCGCGTGGATAGCATATTCTCTCGAACTTCGCACGAAGATGGTTAACGCCATCGATGAGCACAATGAGCTTCAGACAATGATCGCCGCGTTTCTCGTGGTGATGCCGGAAGGGCCTAAAACGCTCGACGCGTACAAGAAATGTCTCCTGGACAACCACAACAAGATGTGGGGAACAGAGCTCGAACTACTGATTTTGTCACTTGTCCTGGATGCCCCGATGGTAGTTTTGAACTACATGGGGGGTACACACGACAAGGTTATTACAACCATAGACATTGGTATCAAGCAGACTCTTTCCCACAAGCCAATCGTGGTTTGGTTTTCGGGAGACCACTACAGGCCAATCGAATGGAACAGGTCCTGGAGGACTTTTCTCAAAGGACTAGTGGCACCCGCCCCTGTCGTCGCTCCAGTAGCACCCCTCCCTGTCGTCGCCAAGGCTGCCAAGGTTGCCAAGGCTGCGAAAGCAAAGAAGACGCGTCTTTGCAGCGAGATTGGATCTCTTGAGCGACAAGCACTGATCATTCAAACGAGTGAAGATGACGAGACCCATCTCTCTTGCCAAGACAAGAACATCCTTGAGAAACTCTGTCTTCAAATTGAGGAGCTTCGTGCTGAGCGCGAAAACCTGGTTTGCTAATCAAATGCGAGCCTACGTTTGCAGGCACGACGCCCAAAAACAAAAAAAAAAAATAAATTTAACAAAAGACCATTAGAAATATTATTATAAAGATTATTTGATACAATATCAAATAATCATTAGAAATATTATTATAAAGATTATTTGATACAATATCAAATAATCATTAGAAATATTATTATACAATATCAATTAATTCTTCAATAACTAGATAATAAAATAAGATACCTAACACGAGGTAAATTAATAGGGTAACAAAACTGTCATTTAAAAATCCATTACGAAATGGGTTTTTGATTTTAGTAGATGTTATTAAATAATGAAATACAATTAAAATAGTAAGATATTTAATAATGTCTCGTATTAATAATTTATAGTTATCTAAAATATTTAATTCAAAATTTAATAATGCCATATATATACTTTTAAGAAAAAAGTATTTATGTTTACATTTTATCTTTCTATTAATTATATGGATAATATTAATCAATCAATTCAGAATATTCAAAAATCGCAAAATCTAGTAACAAAAATAGAAAATGAATTAAAAAAAGGAGTCAAAAATAATAAGAATAATCGCGTTAAAATCGAATTTAACCCTACTATTAAAGTTGAAGTGTATGCCGATTCGAATGGTAAAAAGAAGAAAACACCTACTAAAAAGAAAATAACTGCTAAGAAAAAAGCAACTGCTAAGAAAAAAGCAACTGCTAAGAAAAAAGCAACTGCTAAGAAGAATGCAACTGTTAAAAATAAGGTCAGAAAATCTTCTAAAAGTAAAACAGTAAAAAATAAATTATATAATTTTTTTAATCCTAAATAATTCTTAGCTATTAATATACATATAAAATAATATACCACAATATCCAATAGGTATTAATAAAAGGCAATTCCCAAAACATCTACGACCGAAATTATTATGATTGTATTTATTATTGGGTTTATTATGTGAATAAATATAATTATTGGATTTATAATTATATTTATTCACATAATAATTATCTTGCTCACTTGAATATAGCATTATATAAAGATTATATTCATTTCTTTATCTGTGTTTCTTCTTTTATTTCTTTTACATCATCCATAGATGTGATTAATAGGAATAATGGATCAGATAATTTATTAAATGCCCATCCATTTGGTTCTCCCTCTGGCATTTTAATTCTATTCGCAAAATTAGTCTTATGTATTAATGCTACTATAATTTCTCGATAATCAATTACTTTACAATATCTTAATCGTCCTTTAATAAAATTAGTTCCCTCGTGTGCTAAATCCTGATTATTATATTTTTGTTCATTCCAGAATTTCTTTGTATATGCCATTGTATTTTCACTTAGTCCTTTATCAACTGATATTCTTTCTCCTACATTATTATAAATCGACTTATATTGATTTATATCAAAATTTGGCACGGTTGTACAAAATATACAATGATTGTCTGTTTCCATTGCTTTTTTTAAATGAGATACTCTCATCTGTACGCTTTGTGGAGGATAATAATCATCGTCGTCCATATGAATTAATATTTCATTACTAGCATATTGGGCACATAAATTACGTTTAAATCCCATTGGAAGACGATTTCCACAGAATCCATTTTTATGATATTTATTTAAAACATTTTTACTTTTTTTTTTACTACTCTTAACTTTTTCATTTGTATCTAATGATTCTACCATTTCCTTATATAATTCTTTTCGCTTCTTATCATTTATATAATAATACTTAATTCTACTTTCCTTTGGTAACATATCTTTAATCGAATCTGTTCCGTCATCCACGATTATCCATTCAATTTTAAGTTGAGGATAGTCAATTTCATAGAAGTTTTTAATAGCTAATTTAAAGGTATGACGGCGATTATAAGTTGGTGTTAGTATAGAGATTGTTGGAAGAGATGACATTATTATTAATAAATTATTTTGTTTTTAAGATAAAAACGTTAATTATGTTAATAATAATTATATTAATTTTAAAGTTATTTTCCCAATTGATATGGGAGAGTGTGGTGTGGCGTGGTGTACAACAATTATTAGTTGCGGTGGTATCCAATGGTTCCACCAGAACCATGGATTTTGAGAAGATTGCAGAGAGGCCATTTAGTGGTCTCTCCAGCCGCGTGTTGTGCTCTCCTACAGAATTCACAGTTACATGGGTCGTCAAAGATGGCCATACACACTCCAGGAGGAGTCAACTTAGACGCTTTCTTTTGTTTGTAGATGGGTCCTGACGTGGGTCCTGACGTGGGTCCTGACGTGGGTCCTGACTTGGATCCTGACTTGGATCCTGACTTGGATCCTGACGTGGGTCCTGACTTGGCATTTTGGGGTACGTGGTGTGTCATTCAGACGAAAGTTCTTCTTAGAGTATTTTAAAAACTGTGTCAGATATATAATATTGATATTAATATAATAAGGTATCATTTTTTAAAAAATGATTTGTAGACACTAATATATCAATAATATCAGTATTATGAGTATTATGAGTATTATGAGTATTATGAACAATGATAATTACCCATCAAAAACAATTAAAAAATATTACAATAATAAGATTGTATCACTATATTCAATTAAAGGGATTCCAAAGATTAAACACCACGTTCTAGATATTATGAATGATACAGCACGAGGAAAGGGGAATTTTGATAATACTGAATTAGTATCTTATACCCACTGTGATGATAATATCATCACAGATGTTAAAAAACACTATTTTTCTGAGAGAGATTATGAAAAACATTATAATGATGTTATTGGACCACTTACTTCAAGTAAATCGATTCCTGATGGAACTATTGTGGTTAATAATGAGATTCATCTTATATCAGTATTTCGATTATCTAATCTGATTATTGAACAATATATTTGTCGAAAAGTTCAAAAATTAATTCAAGTAGCTGTTTCAGAGCATAATGAAAGCACAAGTCTTTTTTATAAAGAATTCCCTAATAAGAAAATTATAAAAATACAATTATATTTCTATATATTTATTCCAGAAATTACAAAAATTAATAAAGTTAAAAATGTAATTAAAAAAATTCATCGCATAATTAAATTTTGTACACCAGAGTTTGTAAATATTAATTATAATATTTTCCAAACAATTGCTGAGTCAGAAAAGTATTTTTGGTATAGTTCTTCTGGGATGTGTATTTATATTAATCCACGAACATGTAAGCGATCAAAACTTAAAAATATTCAAGATATTAAAAATGTTTTAATAATGTTTTTTAATGAAGATATAACAGAATTTATTCTTGCGGATACGTTTTTTTTTGATATTTAAATAAGATTTAAATATCAAAAAAAATAAAATAATATATAAATTTATAATGATAAAAATATGGTATAATGTCAGAAGTGGTTTCATTATTCAATATATTTATAATACAGACACAGGGAAATTAAAAATTGGACGTCAAGAATATCAAGGTCTTAAGAATATTCCGCACTACTATTAAAATCAGAATATCCAGTATTCTGTAAAAATATGCCTAATATTAAACAGAATATATTTATTAATAAAATGATTAATACAAATGATTTATTAGATATACAATTTTTATAATAAAAAATAATAATTACTAAACATGATATTATATTAATTATTAGATATACCCATAGATATATATCAAAATTAGGCATTTGATGACAATACGATGTATTTAATTCATTTTCACAATAATTTTTGCTCTTACACATAACCATTGAATCATTTATGCATTTATTTTTAGTTTTATCATAGTAACATTTATTATTCTGTTCACATTCATCAGAGGTTGTAAGTGTTGAACAATCATCTGTAGTAATAAAATTATAATCATTGTCATTTAAATCAGAAGAACACAATCTTTTTGAATTCATAAATTCTTTAGTTATACATTTTTCATTAGAAGAATCGTATTTACAGTTATTATCTTCTTTACATTTATCTTCATCTTTATACTGTGAACAATTATATCTACATACTTTTGAAGAAGTATCATATTCACAATCTCCCATACAGTCTTCTTTATTAAATATATTATTACAATTTTTAGTATCATATGAATAATCTAAGCAGTAATTACATTTAGAAGAATCTTTATTATTCTTTAACTGTTCAAAACATGGTTGTAAATCTTTTAATGAATAACATTTATTTAAATCTAATTTTGTACATTCATTTTCACCTGTTTTACTAATATTATCATTATTAAAATTAGATAAATTATTTGTCTTTATTTTTTCTAAATCATATTTACATTTAATTTTATTCTCAAAAAAATTTAAGAATGCAATAAATAATATAATTAATAATATAATGCCTAATCCAATCATGGCAATTTCACCATGAGATAATTCATGTGTCTTAATTATATGTTTAAATAAATTATCAAGAATAATAAAAAGTATGCATACAGGTTTAATAATGTAATTTAATAGTTTTTTCATAATATTTACCTTAGTAAATTCTTTATTTGTATAGATTGATAAGAATATCATTATTAATAATATTAATAATATATAACTCCAATAAGGGTTTTTGTATGAACACCATATTACTACAAAAACACAAATTAATAAATATAGTAATGATACGATACCATCACCAATAGAAGTATCTATTTTATAAGATATAATATTTAAATCTTTCTGAATATTTGATATAAAATTATTGTATAATTCCATTATAATATATTCATTTAAAATATATTCATTTAAAATATATTCATTTAAAATATATCCAAAGAAATGGAATTATATAAAAATACTGATGTGCAAGAAATTAAGATCAAACACTTAGATATTAAAAATAAAAAAATTCTTATAAAACCTGGAATTAATAATAATAAATATGGAATATTAATTTTTTATTCTTCTGATTGTAAACATTGTAAAAAAAATGTTTATTTATGGTCTGAATTAGCAAATAATTTTAAGCAATTTAATTTTTTAGCTTATAATATTTATGATTTTAAAAACAAGAATGAAAAAATTCTTGAATTTATGAGTGTTAAGGGACTTCCTAAAATGATGAATATTACTAAAAAAGGAACTTTAAACCCTTTTAAAGATGAATTAAAATATGATGAATTATTTTATAACATATGTAAAAAACTTAAAATATAATTTTCATAATAGTTCTTTTAAATTATTAATTAAATCTCCCCAATTCTTTATAGAAATTTTCATTTGGATTCTTTGATTGTGTATATATTAATTTTAATATTTCTCTACGCCCTTGATTAACTGGTGTAACACTGTGATAATCTCCGTGTGCTTTTACTAGTAATAATGAGTTTGGTTCTGTCCATTGTCTTTTTCTACTATCGTCTATCCACTCGGTTACACTATCTGAATTATTATTAACTGTAAATACTGCTTCATACTGTGGCAAATCATACAATAATGTATCTATATGCCATTTCATTCCCTTAGAACCATTTGGATAAATTCGATGTTCGATTGGAAATGTTGATTTAAATAGATTCTTTCGGCAGTGATTATTTATTTTAGATATATATTTCGACGAATAGAATATTTTGTATATATTCTTATCACGTTCATCATCATTTCGCAATGGTTTCACTTTGCGAAATGATTCGTTTTTAAAACCAGTATCATTGTTTTTTAAATTATTTTTAACTTCTTCAAAATCTCTGGATGATAAGAAATTGGGAATATAAATAATATTTTTGTTTTTTGGATAGAAAATAAAAATAGATAGAATTAAAATTAAAACGAATATTAAAAATCTTTTCATATACTTTTTCATATATTTTTTACATATAATTTATTAATCACTTTTAACAACTTTTACTTTTTGAATAGTTATATCTTTAAATTTTTGAGTAATCCATCCTGCAGGAGCAGGACCTAATTGTCCATCAGGATTATATTTTAATACCCTGTATAAATCTCTTAATTTCTTATTTGTCGCATCTATGCCTATAAAATTCTTATTAATATAGTCATCTCGTAATTTAGGACCATTATATTTATTTTCATGTAACTTAATGAATCCTTTAATATTCTTAGGAGTTAATTTTAATATTTTGTTTTTTTTTCGTGGGTTTAAAGAATATGTAAAATATTTTTGAGGTATAGTTATCTTATATTCAGAATAGCCTCCCCAGTCTAATCCGACATCTTTTTCAAAATTGTGCCAAAATGAATTTTTTTTTGAAAAAAATAACATTTTCCCTTCTTTAAAATTATTTTCAATCGGTGATTTTTTCATTGAACGATGTATATGATAATATATAGGCATTATACTATCTTTAATATATTTATTATTATTAGAAGTTATTTATTATTATTAGAAGTTATGTTTAATTTATTTTTAATTATTAGGTATGTTTAATTATTTATTATAATTTTCTTATACGTCTTCTAAAAGGTAATAGTGACCTCCACGAAGCGCTAGCTCTATTATGGGCAACGAACGACATTCATTGATCGTTAACTGTGCATATTCCGGTTCACACGGATTTTCGTTAACAAGGTTTCCCATGTCGTGCACAATTATACTTACCTCAAATACTTGGGCAATCCAAGCATGCTGTGCTGGTGTAAGCGGATGTGTTCCTATGACCGGCTTCGGGCACATAGTATCGGAATGAGATAAATCTCGACAGAATATCTTAACCACCGGGTCGGTGATTCTCCTCCTTTCTATCAACCATTTAAATACACACTTTAAAAAGCATACATTCAATAATTCACCTTCTAATGGAAGTCCATCTATCGTACTCCCGCATTCAGTCAACTTCTTGCCATTCGGAGCCCTGTTTCCATCCTCCTGGGTTGCCTTACATAGAGCAGCGCATATTTCGTCATTAGACAATCCGTCACACCACACATCCTCGTGTCCCACATTACTCACCAGTTGATCATTCGGGGGTTCTTCAGATGCCGCCATAGCATCGCTGAGGTCGAGTTTTTCAGATGCCGCCATAGCAAGCGATGCCGCCATAGCATCGCTGAGGTCGCGTTTTTCAGATGCCGCCATAGCAAGCGATGTCGCCATAGCATCGCTGAGGTCGCGTTTTTCAGATGCCGCCATAGCTTCACTGAGCTGTTCATCCTCATGCATCATTACTGCTAACTCGTTCACCTACAAACCTTCGTATTAGTCATATTAAATGATATAAAATAGTATCATTTTTAATTTATTAGTTATGTTTAATTATTAGTTAGGTTTAATTATTTTTAATTATTAGTTAGGTTTAATTATTTTTAATTCGTTTATTTTCACGTTTTTCAATGAAATCTGTAGCTCTTTTATGTAGCTTCTTTTGAACTGCCAAATCACATGGTTCATAAATGTAAACGCGCATAAAGTCTTTGACTGTCTTCATAAATACTGAGCGATTTGAGTTTACATTATCTTTCGTCATACGATATTTAACCTTTGAGAAATTTTTCTGAATCAATTGAATCAAATTAACATATGATTGATTTTTCGTTCGACAATGATTGCCAATATAATTATCAAATATATCCCTTATTTCACA